GCCTCTCTTGGTAAGCAGTATGGCCCAGAATACGCAGATCCAAGAGAGGCTATACAGCTTGCAGGCGCCCTTAATGAGCAGGCGCTAGAGCAGACTCTTGAGCAGAATAATCTGCTCGCGATCAGTGAGTCTGGGATTGAGGTCGATGAGGACCAAAAGCGATCCCTGCTCACCTTTGGGCGCCAGATTCTTGGTGCGGACAGAAATACATACAACAAGTCAGCAGTAGATTATGCCGCCGGTACCACCACGGAAGAGGGCTTTGCTGATGATCTCACCGCACAGCAAGCCATAGATGCTGGCGTCAAGCTGAAGGACATGTCTGCCTCCCAGAGGCTAAACGCGGCACGACTCAAGAAGGGTCTGCCGGAGACAGATCGCTTCTCCCTTTCCGAAGTTCGCAAGGTTATCGGCGACAATGTTGGTCGGCTCGCAGAGTTTGAATCTGGCGCCTCTGATGTTGACACTCTCCGCGCTTTCCAGCGTGATGGCGTGCCGATGGTCAGTATAGACCGCGCAGGCTCATCTACCGGAACAATAAACTCTAGGCCGGCGACCGCCCAAGAAAAAGAGGCCGCTCGGAGTGCAGGGAAACGCGCTCCCGGCAAAGTCAAATTCACTAGCATGCGTGACGCGCAGAGCTATGCCGCCTTCATAAATCAGCGCAAAGGCGGCTCATTTATCAGCAGTGCTGAGCTTTTTGGCGATATCGACCTTAGCCGAGACAAGTTTGACGAGCTTTTGGCGGCAAAAAATATCGACATGGACTACACGTCCCCAGAGATGCGCCAGATCGCCCAGCGTTATACCGGCAAAAAGCTACGTCGAGATCAGTCGATCAACGACCTCACCAAAGAAGAGCGGCAGTTGCTGTACTACAAGCTACGGCAAGCCCCTCGCTTCAACAAGCCCACCAAGATTCCCGTCTTTGAAGTCAAGCCTTACTCATCCTCTCAGCTACAGCTTGCAGTTGACTACTTGCGTGAGCAGGGATCTGACATGCCCAAGGCGGCATTTGAGTTCCGTGGCATTGAGATCAAGCCGGCGGCATATGAAAGGGTTGTCAAAAAAGCCAGAGAAATAGCGCCGCCTCCAGCACCCGTTAATGTTGAAGAGTCACAGATACTGGCGCTCCCGGCCCCGGACCAGCGCCGTCAGGCTATGGCCAAGGCCATTGAAAAGCGTCTTGCTCAGGTTGGGATCTCTGGAGATGTAACCGCCAAGCTGGTGGACAGAGTGCGAGATGCTCAAGTTGACGCGGAAGGCAACATCGTCTTCTCCGATAAAGAGGAAGGATCCACAGCCAGAGGCGCGTACAGCCCATCTGGCAAGGTCATGCAGGTCAGCTTTGATAATATCTTGGCCGAGGTTGGCCCTGAAGCTACCGAGGCAGAGCTAGAGACCGCCATACTTGGCACGTTCAATCATGAGCTAACTCACGCTATCCGGGCGCTAGACCTGATTACTCAGGAGGAGCTTGAGCTTCTTGAGCGAGCTTCTCGCAAATATCGGCCCGCGCAAGCCGAGGGGTATGAAGCCGGCGATAGCTTTGTAACCTACACGCAGAGGCAATACGGGGACCGTAGCCCTGTTGTTCAGGCAGAAGAGGCGGTTGCTGAGCTAATTAAGTATGGCTACCAAAACAGGCTCATTGACGAGCGCGGGAATCTTGTCAAGCTGAGTGGCAAGCCAAGAAGCCTGATGCGCCGCATCATGGATTTCTTTAAGCAGATGATTGGCTTTACCCGAGGCGTTGAGGCCAACAACTTCAGCGATTTCCTGAGACGGCTTGAATCTGGCGAGGTGGGGGCTAGAGAGCGCGGCGAAATACGCACCCTATACCGGAGGGAGCGCGAAGCTAAGGTTGTGCCAGAGCGCGGCATAACGGCCAAGGCAGTTGCCGCTGACACGTCACAGAGAAGGCCGCAAGAGATAAGCGACCAGCCGGTGATCGTTGACGACGAACAGCTTTTTGATCGGCGCAGTGATGCAGGCGGGGCATCTGCTAGAGACATGTTCAACGGGACTGACCCCGACATGTTTAACCGCGAGACGGGAGAGGTTGATTACCGTCTGCGGCACAAAAGCCGCAAGGTCGTGGTGGACATGCCTATTGACATGTTTTTGCATTTGGCCGCCTCAATGGAAGGCCCCCGCGCCGACAGTCAAGCCCTAGTGAGAGAGCTGGCCGAAAGCGGCAAAAAGTTCGACAGGATACCACTGCTGGCGCTGTCGTTTGAATCCGGAAAGCCCGAGCATAGATATGTATACGATCACGATGGTCGCCATCGCGCTCGCCAGTTAAAAAGCATGGGTTATGACACGGTCCCAGTGATGATTATGGACGCCTCCATTCGCTGGGACTCTCAGTCTGAAGGCGACTACGACAGAGTAAAAACATGGCCCCAAAGCATTCTTAATCAGGACGGGGATTTCGTTTTCCCAATGTTTTTGGATAGGAGTGCGAACGTCAGGTATGGAAGGTTTGGTCCGCAAGAGGAGACCCTGCTTGACCGTTCACCTATAGAGGCGCCTGTTGACATCACCGATATCGTTTCTGGCGTAGAAAAGGCGCCAAGGCTGAAAGGAAAAAAGGCTGTTGCTGGATACCTGCAACAACGCACTTTAGAGAAGCTCGGTGGCGTGCCTCGGAATATCGCCAGAGAGGCAGACCGCGAGGCCATCGCGGATGATCTGGCGCGTGAGGCGATCTTTGAGTACGAGAACCAAGAGAGCGCCGTAGAGTGGTACAACGAGACCATCGACAAGACGATTGAGATGCTTGCCGAGGTGCACCCAGAGATCAAGACAGACCCCGGATCTAGGGCGGCATTCTTGATGTCGTTAGCCATAACATCGCAGAACCTAGCTGTTCCTGACAACTTGGCCTTAGCAGAGCAGTCATACAACTACTACAAGAAGAACGGCAAGTTCAAGGTCGAAGGCAAGGGCGACAAGAAGAAGTCGATGGAGTCAAACTTCAAAAAAGCGAACAAGCTATTTGCAAAGATGACGCCAGTGGAGATTGAGCAGTTCTTGCGAACAGAGTTTGTCGTTAGCGACTTGAACAAGGCAAGCAAGGCGCTGTTGGGTGAGCAGGCGGACACCGGAGAGCTGGCCGCAAACACCGTGTATGGTTCAGCCATATTCGGACCAAAGATTGGCAACGGCTTCTACACCAATCTGCGGGGCGATTTCAGTCCTGTCACGATGGATATGTGGTTCATGCGTACTATGGGACGCCTTGCGGGCACCCTCACCGGCACATCCAAATCCAAGCTCGACGGCGCTTACAAGCGACTTGCAACTGCGGTTGGCAAAAAGCGGGTATTCAAAGACGCCATTGAGCGCCAAGCCAGAGAGATCAAGCGACAGCACGAAAGCGACTACAGGAAGTATGCGGCTGAATTTAAGTCAGGCAAGCGGGAGAAGAGCGAGAAAACGCTGGCGGCTGAAAACCTGATCAAGCTGTTGGACGGCACAAACGACGTGCCAATGAACGGCACTCATCGGAACCAGCTCAGAGATATTACATACAGGGCAATACGCAAGTTTGAGGAAGCCACGGGCGTGTCGATTGAGCCGGCGGCATTCCAAGCGCTGATATGGTATCCTGAGCAGGATTTATACAAATCACTGGGAGTGAACCTCCGCCATGTTAGACAAGACTATGCAACCTCAACAGAGCAATACCTTACCAAGCTCGGAGTTGACCGAGGCAGAATCAAGCGAGCCAAGGATCGGGTTCGGCGCCGCGCAGAGCGAGGACCAGATGGAGTTCGACGCGGCACAGGCGCAGATGTCCGAGGCGCAGATCGACGCGGGGCTGGACGACTTGATAGCGATCTTTCGGCAACAGAACAGCTAGAGGATCGCTCGGCTCGCCAAATCGACCCCGTCAAGGTCGAGAAAGCGGTACAGCAAAATCTAGACGCAATCAATCAGACTCAGGGGGCGCCTCGCTTTAGCGTTAAAGCGTCCCCAGAAGCGCAGTACATTGGGAGAAACCCCGAAGCCGCGCTGGATCCTGATGATCGGCTTTACGACCAACCAGCACACTCCCCTGAAGCCCAGTCTGCTATTGACAAGTTAACAACAGGACCGGACCGGGAACAGGCAAATGGCAAGGTGTTCATGGAGGCCACAGACACTGGTCCTCTCGGCACTATGCTGACAAGGTTCAAGCAGTTCGCACTTAACCGCTACGCTGGTCTAGAGAAGTACTACCAAAAGAATCCAATGTTGCGCGAGCTTGAGGCTGACTCCAGCGCAATAGCCGCCGCCCTTTTTGCTGATCGCTCTAGGGGGATTCTGGCGTCTGCAATCAAATACGGCGTACCCGCCTATGAAAACGGGCTGACCAAGGTTGTTGACTTCTACCACAAGAACAGGAAGTACAACGGCTTGATTGACGTAATGTCGCTCATCTACAACAAGGAGGTGGGCGACCTACGCAAGCTGGCGCAGGCATACGCAATCGTCAAGCGTTCTGAATACCTAAAAACAGTTGAGTACAAGAAGAAGGTGGCGGGGAAGGTCAAGACTCTGGTCGGTAAGGAGACGCCGGTAGACGAAGGGACTCGCGCAGAGATACTCGCCGCAGTTGACGCCCTGACGGATGCCAATGGGTACAACCCTGTCACCGCGTGGCACGATGTATGGCAGGCGTACAACGACAAGACGATTGATTTCCTCAAAAACACCGGCATCCTCAATGATGAAACTGCTGATGTATGGAAGGCGTCTTCGTACATACCCTTTTACCGTCAGGCGCAGGGAGACCAGAATGTACCAAAGGTGGCCTCTGGCGTGTTCGGCGACTTGACCCACCTGTCCAGCTTTAAGAGCTACAAGGGTAGCGAGAAGGCTGTTGACGTGGGCATCATAGAGGCGGTGTCCCTTAACCTCAGCGCGGCAATAGAAATGGGCATGAGAAATGTGGCCCAGCAGAGAATTGCTCGGGACATGCAGGCGCTTGGCCTTGCAAGGCAGGTTGGGCTAAAGCAAAGCGTGCCAAACGGAGTGAAGTTTAAGGTTAATGGCAAGCCGGTTCAGTTTGAGATAGATGACAATCTGATCTACAGCTCAATGGAAACGCTGGGCGGTGGCGCTGTCACTGACATCTTAACAAAAACACTTGGCTTACCGAGCACCATCCTCCGCGAGACCGTTACCCGCGATCCGGGGTTTATGATTGCCAACATACTAAGGGATACCCTGTCTACATTCGTCACCTCCGGCGCAAATTTTGTGCCAGTTCTGGGCAGTTTGAGGGGGCTGAGCGATGGGGTGGAGCGGCTGGAGCGTGTCGGCGTGGTCGGTGGTTATGACTACTCGCGAGACCCCGACAACGTTGTTAAGTTTTTTGGAGACGAGGCTACCCGCAGAGGGATTGGGCCTGAAGGGAAGCGAGGCAGTCCATTCGGGATGTTCACCACGGTATGGAGGTGGGCAGGGGACGCCACAACGGCTTCTGATGCCGCCACAAGAAACGCTGTTTACAACGATGTTCTTGCCAGAACGGGCAATGAGGCAGAAGCCGCATTCCAAGCAATGGAAATCATCAACTTCTCAAGAAGAGGCGGGCATCCACTGGCGAGGGTGATCACAGCCGCTATCCCGTTCCTGAACGCCAGATTCCAAGGTCTTGATGTTTTCGTGCGAGCCGCCTCCGGAAACTATTCAGCAGTAGGCGACCCCAAGGGTCGGGCGCTACAGAAGTTTGCCACAAGAGCGCTGTTGCTCTCTGGTTTGACCGGCATCTACTACATGCTGGTTAGTGATGATGACCAGTATAAAGAGCAGTCAGATGAGGTGCGAGACAACAACTGGCTCTTGCCGACATCTGCGGGCGTGCCGGTCAAAATCCCAATTCCCTTTGAGGTTGGCTTACTGTTTAAGACGTTGCCGGAGACAATTATTGCCGCGACCTACGGCGAAAAAACCGCCCCGGAGGTTGCCGAAACCCTGAGAAGAGGCGTTGTTTCCACGCTTGAGATAAACCCGCTCGGGGCGCAAGCGTTTGCTCCAGTGGTCGAGGCCGCACTTAATCATAACTTCTTCACTGGAAGGCAGGTTGTGCCGTATTACATCGACCAGAAGATCACTGCGGGATTGCAGGATTCTGCTGGTTCCACCGAAATTGGCAAGTTTGTCGGTCAGGCGCTGAACGTCAGCCCAATGAAGGTGGATCATGTGATGTACGGATACACAGGGACTCTCGGCGCCTACGTTCTTGACCTTGTGGATCGCGGCATGAAGACAGAGTTCGTCAAGGGTGAGGGCACTCCCCTGCCGCCCGCAAGGAATGTGTTTGAGTTTCCCCTGTGGAAGCGGTTTTTCGGTCAGAAAGAGGGGTCTGGCCTCAGAGAGGACGCCTACGATCTGTACAATGAAGTTTCCACGGTAGTCAACACAGTGAACAGGCTTAAACGGGATGGCCGGAACGATGAGCTAATCGCCTACCTTGCCACGCGCAGGGAGCTATACAGCCTGAAAGAACCTGTTTATTCCGTAAAGAGAAGGCTTGATGATATCAGGGACCAGAAGAGAAGAGTCACGGCATCAAGCCTAAATCCGGAATTAAAGCGAGAGATGATCGACGATCTTGACGCCAAGCTCAACGAGTACCTCAAGGTCATGCCGTTATTAAAAGAAAAGGCGGATTTGCCGTTTATGGAAACAACATTCTAGCGGGGGCATAGAATGCAGTTAGGACAGTTTGCCGAGAGCAAGGCTCAGGCTGAGGTCGCGGCCCTGCTGGACAGTGGCCTCACAAAGAAAGAGGCGGCTCATAAGCTGGGCATCGGAGAGCGTAATGTCTACCGCACCGTAACCCGTATTAAGGCAAACGCGGCGAGGCGAGGTTACAGCCCAGACCACGATATGACGCATGTTGTGCCCGAAGGGTACAAGATCAAGGGCGTATCCACCTACTACAATGAAGACGGCAAGCCAACCGGCCAGTGGGTTAAGTCTGCCACCGACGAGCAACAAAGAGTAGAGGCCCTGCTCAAGGCCGTTGAAGATGCGGCAACTGCGCTCCCGAAGTTCAAGCCCGCCAAGCCTCCAAGGCAGTCCGATTCAGATCTCGCCTCTCTCTTGACCATCACTGACTTTCATCTCGGCATGAAGGCGTGGCGAGCTTCTGATGGTGACGACTGGGACGTAACGATTGCTAGAGACGTGTTCATGAACGCTGTGCATGACATGTTAAAGGCATCGCCTAACTCCGAAGTCGGCATTCTTAACCAGCTTGGCGACTTTCTCCACTGGGACGGACTTGTTCAGGTTACGCCCACCTCCGGGCATCACCTTACCGGGGACGACCGCTATTCCAAACTTGTTGAGCTTAGCATCAATGTAATGACCGAAGCCGTGCATCTGATGCTAAAGAAGTATCAGCGCGTGGTAGTGGTTCAGGCCGAAGGCAATCACGACCTCGCCTCCAGCGTCTGGATGCGTAAGTTCCTAAAGCACAGGTTTCAGGACGAGCCGCGTGTCGAAGTAATCGACAACGAGTTTCCTTACTATGCTTACTTGCATGGCAAGATCATGCTTGGTTTCCATCACGGCCATAAGCTACGCATGGCGCAACTGCAAAAGCTGTTTGCTTCCGAGCCAAGGTTCAGAGAGATGTGGGGCGCCTCGGATCATGCGTATTTACACTGCGGCCACCTGCATCATGAGCGGGTTCTGGATGATGCTGGGTGTACCGTGGAACAGCATCCAACCCTGTCTGCCAGAGATAATTATGCAAGCTCCAATGGCTATGTCAGCCAGCGTGGTGCTAAGATCATTACCTATGACAAGTCAGAGGGAGAAGTCCACCGAGTAACAGTGAGGCCAAGGCATGACAAAAGTTCTTGATTTTAAACGCCCCACTGCGTGGGAGTCGGCGCAGGAAATGGCAGAGGCTTTTGCAGAAAGGCTTAGTGATGATGATGACGGACTTGCATCAAACCTTCACAGTGCGATCATTGTCTACCGACTAAAAGATGGTAGCGTCACCTTTGAGTGTAGCGGCCATGCCAACGTGCTGGATGTCGGCATGATGGCCTCGGCGGTCCACTTAGCTTGTATCTACGAGTTGACGGGCGCCGAAGACGAGGTCATACACTAGAAAAAAGAAACGCCGCGCCAGACATTAACAGCACCACCACAAACGGAACCAGCCATTCGGCGCAGGTTAATTCCCTCAGCATCTCCTCTTTACATCTTTCGCACAAAGCGTCCTTGATTGGGACGCCCGACTTGTTACATCTATAGCAGTGTCTCATAAGTATCCCTCAGTCCTGTAACTAAATTTAGTTACAACAAGCCATCCCTACAGGTAGCTCTCAAACCGCTCCCATAGCTGATTCATCGGCATCATCTCGGAGTATTTTATCTTGCCAGCATCGGCTTCTTCTGCGTAGCCGTCTTTATCTAGGTCGCCAGCAGACACAATCCTTGCGTTTTCCCAGAACCATCGCTTTGTACACCAAGACAGTAGCTCAATGCTGTTGCTGTCTCGCTCATTCATGCTGGCAAAAACATAAACGTCTACGTCATAATCTTTTTGACTAAGCGTAACGTGGGCGTCGTAGTATGGCTTGGCTGTTACTGTCCGACGCTTAGTCTTGACATCCACAGTGACCGACTTGTCGCCATTCAGGCGAACGATGAAGTCTACAGGGCCGGCCTGCCCACCCATCCATGAGAAGCTGGGCGAATGAAGGCAAAGTAGCTTGGCGAATTCAGCCTCCCCGAACCTGCCGGCGATCTGGCCTTCCCCGTTCTCGCATATCGTGTGGCGGTTGAACCTTGACCCAGTGTAAAAGGCTTCAGTCTGAGATCTCATCTGCATCAAGCGACTCTTTCGCCTTGTTCAACCTTCGCATGGCATCCCTCAGGACATCCAGTGTGTCTGCGTTAGCGCCAGCAATAGAGGCTATGCGGTCCAGCGACGCCTCGATCTCCTCTATTCTGTCTAAAATGTCCTGAGTAAAATTGTTCATGGACGTAAGCACGTCTGCGTAGGCTTCGCCCTCTAGCTCCACCTTAATCTTGGTCATCTATCGCCCTCCGCAGGCGGTATGTAATAGCCAATTTCTGCGGCTACACGACAAAGCGTTTCAATTAAATCTGAATAGTCGCCTCTACTGGCGTCCCCGCTCCGCTTTGCCGGCCTCCTTCGCATGCCAAACTTGGTCGCATGCTCAGTGGATCCGTAGCACTGGCACAGCATTTCTTCGTGCATCTCGTCGGGCGTCATACCGCAGAATCGGGCGAACTCAGCGCACTGCTTCCGGTAGTAATTCTCTTGAGGGCGCGTTCTGGCGCTACGCAGTGGCTTGATCTCAATGGTCACGCCGTGAGGCGCCTGTTTGTTGGTGTCAATCAGATCCCGAACCGCATCGGGAAAAGCGGAAGACAGGAACTGAAAGACATTCATCAGTTGGATGGATTTATTGCGCGGTATGTGCAACTGCATTTTTCTGCTCCTTGGTCTGGAATGGGCGGTACTGATAGAGGGGGCACTTGTGTGATGTGCATTCTCTAATCAAGCGCTTGAATCCTGACTCCATGTGGTCATCAGTGCACCCCATGCAGTGGGCGCACATGGCATCAATCGCCTTCTTTCTGGTTGGGTGAGCCCTTAGTCTCACAATGGGGTTGTGCTCAGGCATTTTTATCTCCCTTGATTACGATAACGCCTTGGTCGATCCTTCTGATTATTGTCTGAATAATCAGGAATAAAAACTGCTCGCTTTGGTCTATCTTCTTGTCGAAAGATGAGCCATCAAACGCCACATCAAACTTGTGGTGGCACCTATGACAAAGGTCGGCGATACACAAGTCATGAGGCTTGTGTCCGGTCCCTTTGCCTAGCAGGTGGCTCCGCAAGCCAGTGTAGTGCGCCGCAACCACAGTCCCATCTCTGGCACCGCAGTTGAGGCACGCCTGATCCTTGGCCGCGTCGAGCAGTTTCTTCGAGCGAATCAAAACGGAATGTCATCCTCTTCATACAGGACCGGTTGCGGCTGAGGTGGAGGTGGAGGTGGAGATGCGGCTTCCTCACCATCCCAGTAAACCTCACCTGTTACATACTGGTATGGCTGTCCGGTGTCCTGTGCTTTTCTGTCCCACGCCGCAATCTTAATCTTGACCGGCTCGCCCTTCTTGCCCATAGCAATCAAGCCCTTGAGCTGTTCGCGAGAAATAGCGAGCGTCCCTGTGCGGTCTGGGTGGTTCGCCTTGTTTTTCTCTGAGTTGACCCAGAGGCCCCCTTCGGTCTTATGATACTTGCTCATCAGTTAGCCTCCTTTAGCTTTGATCTGGCCGCTGTGAAATGCGACCTGAGTGTTTCGTAGTGTTCATTGAAGTTGCTGTCCAGCAGATCAATCACCTGCTTGTTCTGCTTCCAAAAATCAATCAGCTCGCCCTCAGACCCTGACGCGAAAGTGTCCACGGTCTCCTTCATAAACGCCACGACGTTAGCGGCCTCTTCTGCCGAACCAATGCTCGGGGATATCGCGCCATCACTGCCGGCCTTTATGGGCGTAACATTGCTTGGCTCTTCTATCTTTTTGGGAGCGGCCTTTTTGGCTGGCGGCGCCTTTGTGTTCTTCCCTTTGAATCCGTCCTCTGCCGCATTGGCGTCATCATCTTCGTCAGACTCAATACCAAACGCGCTACAGATGCCGTACCGCTTTGCGTAGGTGCAGGCGGATCCGGTGCCCTGTGCTGTGAACTTGTCAATGAGAACGTGCGGCCCATCTAGCGTCATCGTTTCGCCAGAGCGGTGAATGATGATCGTTTGAGCCATGATTGACTTCTCGCCATTCACGATGTTCTGAACAAAGGTCAGCCCGTGAGTAGAGAGCGGCTCCCTGATGTGCGAGATCAGATCTTCCAGCTTGCAATACTTGCTCTTGAAATGCGGGTTGATTGAGTTTTTCTCTGGGTTAGCAAGAACGCCTCTCAAGGTAACAAGGGCGCTGTGCAACGTGTCAGAGGAGGTATCCTTTTTTGTAGACATTGCTTACTCCTAGTGCTTTCCAAACTTCGTTAGGTTTCATTTTGTAGAACTCGGCGGTTGTCAGCTCACCGATATACTTGTCGGCCAAATAAAACAACAGCCGGTTTCCATTGACAGTGATCTGCAATTTAGGCGTGGACGCCTGCATCATGCCTACCACTCTCGTATAGAACTCAGGGTCAGTGCCCAGCGGGTCGCTCACACTTCCTCTCCGTATTGATCGCAGAATTGCGCCACTCGGCACCAGTTATCCTCGCAACGAGTGCACTTTCCCACTCGTTCCTCGACGCTAAGCCCCGCGCCTGACTGCTGGGCAATGTAGTCTTCAGCAGACTGCCGGTCAGAAAAGACGCGCTTGGCGCGCTTCTGGCCTTTTGCCATTACCGCGAATGAGCTGTCCTTTTTCCAGCGCTCTTCATCTGAGCACAGTGGCAGGTTGCCTCCGGTCAATCGCTCAAACTCGGCGTCCTGATGGAGCTTGACTCTGCCACGAACATACTTTTCCCTGACTTGTTGAGACCAAAGAGGAATATCCACGATCACCAAAGGGGCTTTCGGATAATTCTCCTCAAATGCGGCCTTGGAGCGTTGCCAATCTCGCAGTACCGCAACGACCTGTAGCTGGTTCACCTCAATGTCTTTTGACTGCTCAACAAGCCAAGCATAGAAATTGAGCTGGTTGTGCCACTCTTTCTTGCCATAGATCACAGACCAGACCGACGTGCATTTGTAGTCGAGAACGGTAACTGAACCATCGTCCTCTGATCGCTGAACGTCAATCGCCCCGCTGATCACCCAGTTGTCCACCTCTGCGTACAGGCGCTCCTCGACAATGTGCCCCTCTGACTGGTGTTGCTCGAACATGTGATGCACCGAGGTGCCCAACACTGACCACAACATGTCCGACGCATCCTCGAAGATCTCGTCGTCGTGCTCTTTCCTGAGTATGCGAACCCGTGGCGAATCTATGAGCTGAGTGACCGAGCGGTTGCTTGATCCTCGACTGTAGTCGCTGTGCGTGAGCGCCTTGAATACAGGCTCAGGAAGATTGTGCTGGTTGGTGACGATCATATAACTCTAAACACCCTCATCTGTTCGCCGTCCTGAACGACGCTGAACTTCTTCGGTGGGTTCTGTTTCTGAAAGCGGGTCACCCTCTGCCTGAGAGCTTGGATTGATCTGGCGTCGCTCGAAAGTACGGGCGCCACGAAGGAGTCCCCTATCTCCATCGCCGTAAATGGTAACTCTGGCAAGTGGGTGCGATTCGGCATCGGTACACCCTTCTCTATCTGGATAGTTGTCATACTGCTCGTTCTCCTCTTGCAGTCGATAAACATAACGGCCCATCTTGCTCACGATCGAACCTCCCTGCTAATGTTCGGACTCAATTATATGACGGGCTGTAGCTATGTCAATAAGTATTGTTGTAACTGGGGAGCCGTGTAGCAAGGCAAATAGTCGTAGGCTTGTCAAGAGTAAAAGTGGGCGCCCGCTGTTCATCAAATCGCAAAAAGCACTGGACTATGTCAAGTCTTTTAGTCAGCAATGCCCACAGCTTGATGAGCCATTCACTGAGGACGTTGCCGTAGACATCAAAATCTTTTACGCCAGTCGCCGACCTGACCTTGATGAGTCGTTAATACTGGACTGCTTGCAGGGACTGGTGTATAAGAATGATCGTCAGGTGAAAGAAAAACATATCTATTGGGGCGGGGTTGACAAGGAAAACCCTCGGGCAGAAATACATGTCAGACACCTATAAGATGGTCTACGGGAAGGTGATATTCCAAGCCATCCGCGACTTGATCGGTAGCCAGCCTCAAGAAAAAGCGGACGCCATCAGGTACTTGCAGTCCCCCGCCTTTCTTTCCCATTGCGAAATTGCCGGTTATCCGGTGGGCCTCCAAGACGCCCTCGACGAAATGCTTCTGCTCAGTCAAACCGAACAGCAGGTAGTCGCGAGGATGGTGATGGAGGAGTTGCGGTAAAAAAAGCCCCCTGTGGCGGGGGCTAAGTTTGGACTTTAGGAGTGTTTCATCTAGGACTGTTCTAGTCTAGGACATTACTAATTGTTAAAAATAGTAATGAACTAAGCTGTTTCTTTCCTAGTCTAGGACAGTACTAGAGTCTACCAATATCACAAAAATAGGAGGTAGGCAAGTGCTATGAGTTTGGACGAGTATGTGCTGGGGCACCAAAGTGACTCAAGGGTCAAGTGCCCAGAGTGCGGCGATCAGCGCAAAAAAAAGAATCAAAAGACATTTTCAATCACAATTAAACCAGACCACTCACTGTACCACTGCCACCACTGTGGCCTGTCCGGTGCGGTAAAGCGGCGCAAATTTTACGAGGCTCACATGGAGAAGGTTGTCAGGATACCCACGCAATTAAATTACAACGTCGATCTTATCAGGGGATTTTTTGAGGGGCGCGGCGTACATCTGGATACTCTTGACAACTTACCAGCAATGACCACTGGAACCCGACATTTCCACGGCGAAATGAAGGAAGCAGTCGGATTCATTTATGGCCCACGGGAAAACCCCACCGCAATCAAGTGGCGATCCGTTGACGGGAAGGCATTTTCCTGTGATGGGGCGCCCCGATCTTTTTACGGCATCGAAAACGTGGAAGATAGCGACGAGGATTTAACGATAGTCGAGGGCGAGTGTGATGTTATTGCCTTGGCGAGCGTCGGAATTAGAGCCGTGTCATGCCCAAATGGGGCGCCGGCGAAGGTAAGCCAAAATCGGGTCTCTCCGGAGGAAGATAATAAATTCTCTTACATCTGGGAGGAGCGTGAGCGTCTGGAGCGATGCAAGAAGATTGTTCTTGCGACTGACAACGATCAGGCTGGAGAGGCGCTTGCAGAGGAAATAGCGCGTCGGGTGGGTCGAGCCAAGTGCTGGCGGGTCAAGTTTCCGGAGGAGATCAAGGACGGGAATGATGCGGTACAGCGTCTTGGCCCAGAAGAAACCCACAATCTATTCGATAACCCTGAGCCGGTTCCTCTCTCTGGGGTGTATGGTGCAGTGGATTATTTTGATGACGTGCGTGAGATTTATGCCAATGGGCATGGTCGGGGCGCGTCCACGGGGATGCCTGCTATAGATGACTTGTTCACAATAGCTGAGGGACAGCTTTCCATCGTGACGGGCATGCCCAGTTCGGGTAAGTCTGAGTTTATAGATCAGATCATGGTAAACCTAGCTCAGCGTGAGTCATGGAAGTTTGCGGTTTGTTCGTTTGAGAACCCGCCCCACATGCACATCGCCAAGCTGGCAGAGAAAGTGACGGGCAAGCCATTCTATGATGGCCTTGGCCCCAGAATGACCGAGGAAGATCTCGCTGATGCAGTCGAGTTCATTAATGATCACTTTGTCTTCCTTGAATCCAAGGACGGCGGCATGAGCACCATTGAGAGTGTGATTGACAGAACAAAGCAGGCAGTGATGCGGCTTGGAGTGAGAGGTCTCGTCATTGACCCGTATAACTACATAGAACAGACCGGTGCAGAGGAGCATTCTGGAATCAGCTATATGCTCAGTAAGATCACTTCATTTGCCAAGGCCCACGGCATCCATGTCTGGTTTGTCGCCCACCCGCAGAAAATGTACCCGAAAGAAGATGGCACCTACGCCGTACCCAAGGGGATGAATATCTCTGGATCTGCGGCATGGTTTGCCAAGGCAGATCTGGGCATCACTGTGCATCGGGCAGAAGACTGTGTCGAAATTCACTGCTGGAAGTCGAGGTTTAAGTGGGTTGGCCAGCAGGGTATGGCCTGCCTTACATATAATTTGTCAAACGGCAGGTATGAAGGATTCAATCCGCCCGAGCCGGCAGTCAATTTAAGCTCCTTAAAGGGAGTGAGCCGGAGCTGGGAGGACTTCGATGATGAGTTCTAAGGAGTCGGTCGAGGATTTTATCAGGCGGGGAGGTGTTATTCAGGTGTGTGATCCTGAGCCAGAACCGCCGGTTTTGATTAAGCCGCGCTATGGCAACGCCCAGAAAAAGCATTTTTTGGAGGGCGATAAATCTAGATCTCAACAGGCGAGTCGGAAAGGTGCTGTTCGATATGGCCGTTGCAGTTAAGTTGTTGAGCGCAGTCAAGAAACAGCGTTCCAATCCCTACGTTGCCGTTGGTGTCGATACTCGCTCAGGGAAAATTATCCGGGGACAATTCTATTATGTCTGACAAGTCACACACAGACCTTGGCACCAGTGAGATTTACAAGCGCCACAGCGTGATGGTGGAGGGCGGTAAGATGCCCCGCGCCAAGGTGATGGATCAGACGCTGATCGACAGGTATCTCATTGATGGGATTTTGACATTACAGGAGCATCAGGCTGGAGAATATATTCTCAGTCAAAGCGCGCAGGCGGGGATGTATGTGAGGCCGCTTAGATTTGAGGCGAGCACAGGAGGGAAGCGTGCTGAAGATCCTATGGCCAATGACAGTCTGATGCGGTTTGGGCGCACCATGAAGCTGATCTCAGATCGCTACGGGCCATATCACAGGTATTTGGTGGAGGAGGTGATTATCCACGGCTGGGATGTATCTCAGGATCCCAAGAAGCTGAAGGCGCTCAAGGAGGGTCTATCTTGGGTCGCTGAAAGAAGGATGGCAGGGGGGAGAAATCCGGTGAGGCACTTGCGTGGGAAATGAGAACAAGAACGCTCCGGATCTTATCCATGACTTGTTGGAGATACCGACAGTTAGCTTCACTATCGAAGACGTTGAAGAGTTTTTGGGGGTAAGTAGGCTGAGAGCGAGGGCGGTTTTGGTGTATGCCCTGCAAGAGGAAAAGATCAGAACTGTGATTGATCACAACAGCGATGAAAGTCGCAGGCTGTCCCTTTATGACAAGGCAAGCTGGCACCGCGAGTGGGTGACAAAGAAATGGTGCGGCGGTTGAGGATATCTCGGTCATGAGTCGGCCCCCCGAAATACCATCTAGCCACGCCGCCGCTCGCGGAGGGAGTGATGGGGCCTGAATTACTATACCACTAATCTTCTCTCGGATAGCTAGTCCAAAACGAATAGCCATATTTCTCCGCGTTGCGGATGTAGCGCATGAGGGTGGATTGACTCACCCTCATCATGATGGCGATCTGCCACCAGCAGTTGCCTTCCTCATAAAGCTCTAGGGCCTCTGCGACCTGCTCTTTGCTGAGGGCGTGCTGGCGACCCGCAATGGCGCCCATTAGGACGCCAATACCGCGATGGCGAACATGACCATCGTGGAGAACGAGCACATTGCGGATATGACTGCGGCTAGAAATAAGCGGTCATATTGGCTCGCAATCTGGGTCATGTCGGGCAGAACATACTGGTGCTTGATAACCGGTTTTTCCTGCGGTTTCGGGACGGCTTTCTTTGCCGGCCTGTATTTGGCGAAACGCTGGGATTTTTTCCTGAGCACAAACGCCCGCATCTGCACTGACTTCTCAGTGCGGCCCAGTGCGTTGGCGATACTCAGGTAGGACGTGTTTTCTTTTATGCCCTGAGCGAGCACATCATCCTCTGTTTTTGACCATCTTTTGTTTGCGGTACTCATGTCACTACTCCTCGCAGTTGGTTTCAGGTTTGAAATCAGGCCATGATTTGGCCTTAACTTGTTCACAGTAAAACTGTGCGTCAGCAACGGCATCCTCGTAGTCGAGGGATGACGCGGTTAAAAATAGGATCGTAGCGGCCAAAACGATAAGGGCCTCTCTGGCGTTGTCAGTCATCACCCACCTCCTTTTTGCCGCTTTCGTTGACTGCGGCGATAATCTGCACCCAGCCACGATCAGCTCCGGTCTCGCCGTTCGGGGAGTACCAGATCTCCAGCTTGTGATCTTCGTTGGCGCACTGGATTACCAAGCACCCCCCGAAATCCGGTTGGTAGCCATCGGTCATTTGAGAAACTTTGAATTTTTGAGACATCCATACTGGCTTTTCTCTCATTTGCACGCCTCCCGCTCAATCAGTATGTCGAGGTAGTGGCGAGCCTTCCTGAGGTCTTCCACGCCATCAGCATGCTTGTATTTCCATCGGGTTATGTACTTGATAACGGCGTGCTCACAGATCCCCAGACCGTTCTCCAGCGCATATTCCAGCGGCTGGATTTTCATCTGCTTGTAGTGGTCGCCGCCCACTTGGGTGTCGAGGCTAGACATAAGCATCCTCCTCGGCGTAGCAACCACCGACGATGACGCCGTTACCGTCTAACATGTCAACCTCACCGAATCGCAAAACGTCGTCCGCACTAAACCCGTACTGGTCTGCGGCTCGGCGCATAGCAGATTCGCTGGAGAAATGTTGCCGTGGGCCACCGTTAAACCAGAGAACAAACTCCTGATCTGGCATGTCATCGGCGTTTGGGCAGTTGGGGTGGTGGCCGTTTACCACCAAACATTCTCTACATAACATCATGCTCACTCCTCATCTGATGTGACTGGCTTTAATTCTGGCCGCATCCACTTCTCGCAGGCCACGCATCTGTGCTCATGCTCACGCACAAATTCTTCATCCACGACAAAGACCTGCCGCCCAATGTCCCAATGGACAGGACTGAATATGTCTAAACGGCTAGATCCGCATCGCGTACAAACAAGATCTGATCGCATCTGATACTCCTGAATCAAACACGATTTGAAGATAACACCCCATGACGATTACGTCTATGGATTTTTACGACTTAACTCTCCTCGCTACTATCATCTGCTTTTTGCTCAGCTATTCTTCTGGCCTCCTTAATCAGTTGGATGGCGTCCTCTCGGCTCGGAGAACAGTCCATCGCGCACCACATCAGGATATGCAGGGCGCCGACAATCGAGCCGGTCATCTCCTCATAAGTGTCATCCATCTTTTT